AATACGAAGCGTCAACCCCTGTTTGTGGGGTAGTGGGTGAATTTGGCAACAGCCCAGACGCCAGCCATGCGCGCCCAGCAGCTCGGAACGCTGCCTGTTGCTCACGGGCCGTTTCGATGCGGCGGGCTTGCTCGGACGCTTCGGCCGTGTTGCGGGGTGATTGCCGGTAGACCGGGATCTCTGGGGCGTAGAGATACAGGTTATCGAGGCGCGGGGGTTCGATGCGGTGCACGAACTCGACGGGCCAGGGCGCCGGCTCGTTGTGATACAGCAGCCACGCCACCGCGCCAGCGTGAAACAACTGCCCACCGTGGCGCACCCAGTAGACCCCGCTGCGGTGCCACTCGAAATGAAGCGCCGGTGTCTTGTTTGGGTTGCGCCGCCAGATCGCGCCGGTCTCCGCGCTGTAGTCGAAACCTCGCAGGAACGCGGGGACTTCGGATAGGTGAATTTCTACACGTTGCATGGCTTTATCTCCGATAGGTTGGTGGCCAGCTTGTTGTTTCCGCGCCCGGTCGCGGTGCGCAGGTTTGCGGCGCGAAGGTCGAGGGGTTCGCCCACGGCGCGGACTTGGTATGTCGGCCAGCGGCCGGCGTGAAGTAGCCACGCGATGGACCGAGCCGAAAGGATCAGCGGTTTGGGAAAGTCGTTCAGGTCTTTCCAGTAGACAGACACAACCGGCCGCCCGTCGCGGGTGATGCAGGCGTTTCGGCCATCCCATCGGCGCAGGTCTCCGGTTTGTGGGTTGTACGTGAAGGATTTACGCAACAGGTCGATTAGCGCGGGTTCGGGGCAGGACAACGAGGCTGCGCGGTTTCTTAGTTGCGGTCTGGGCTTCGGGGTGCGCAAGGTGTGTTCCTCGGGAGTTGCACAAGTCTCCATCTTAACCTCTTTACTTGGAGTTTTGATGAACCGGGAAATAAGAAGTGATCAGAAGAAGGTTGCTCTGTAGCTTTGTTCAACTAGAGAGGGCGCACGGGCCAGGGCTGCGCGTTCACAGCCAGCGCCGAAGGCTTGATCGTGGCGCATTGATGAGGAAACCGCATCAATGCACCGGGCGCATGGCTGAGGTCTGGGGGTTGACATATAACCAAAAGAAGTGACAAGCTCAGGTCTTATGGTTTGTGGGCCACAATCTGTCGCATATACACCACAAACCGTCAGTTTTGCCACAAGTTATCCACAAGTTATCCACATTCTTGCTGTTTATGACACAAACCACGATGCATTTACTCGAATCCGATAGTCAAAAGCTAGGCGGAGTGCTCCTGACCTACCCCTCAGGCTATCGGCAACAGATTACATGGCATGGTCTGTGCAGTGGCAGTCTGCGTGAGATGGGGCAGGCCCTCGCTACCCAGGCACTCGATGGTCTGCTCAAGAGCGACCGGAGGTCTGACGCTTCGGCCACGAACTGGGCTTCAGTGGCTGCGGGTTGCGGGGAGCTGTACAGGGTGTGGAAGGAGCGCACGCACAAGGCACAGCCCGTGGCCCATGGCTAGTGGGTTGTTTTTTGCAGGTAGGGGGTAGGCCCCGGGGGAGGGGCTCCTGGGGCAGAGGCCCTTACCCCCTCTTGGTGGTCTCCACCCCCGCAAACCACTTCTCGAAATTCAGCAAACTCAAAAACGAGCTTTTCTCTGAAATTTTTTGCGTGAAAATTCAGATTGACAGAACTCGTATTCACAACTACCATCGCGCCACCTCCCGGGGGCACTGCCCGTAGACAGCAAAGCGCAGCACGTGGTACAGTCAGGCCGTGATCTGCGGTGCAGTGGCGCAAGAAGACTCGGACTGAGCGCCAAATCCGTTGCCGAGACGCAGGTCACACCCACCAGCCAACCGAGAACCTCATGGCCGAAACCCGGACGCACCCACCACCAGTCGTGAACAGCATCTTCGGGCTGAAGATAACCGTCACCCCTGACGTCCCTAGGTACGTGCTGCCGCCGGACGTACCCCCGCCGACAGGCATGACCCGCCGCGAGTTCGACGCATGGGCGCTTGAGACTTGCGGAACCACCAACCTCCTGGCCGACGGATGGGTGGTCGAGGGCCGCGGCGCGGTATACGTGAACCCCAGGACGTTCGCCCGCGTGAAGGAGGCGCTGCCATGAGCCTTGCGGGATTGGTCCTGGCCGCCGGAACCGCTGCGATCGTCGTCGCGCTGGCCGCGGGGGTGGCCTACGCCATGTGGAACGACAAGTGACCATGCCCGCGCTCCAGCACCCGCCCCACGAGGTCTTCGCGCAGCACTACGCCTGCAACGGGTACAACTCGCACCGCGCCGCAGCAGCCGCCGGCCTGCACCCGAGCGCCAAGAACCACCCGCTGGTAAAGGCGCGGATCGCGGAACTCATGTCCCAGCAGTTCGCCGCGCTCCAGATCGACGCTCTGCGGGTCAAGGAGGAAATCGCCAAGGTCGCGTTCGGCGATATTCGGGGCATCTTCGACGAGTCCGGCAACCTGCGCCATATCACCGACATGGACGACGACACGGCAGCCACGATCAGTGCCGTCGACGTCGAACTCAAATCCCAAGGTCCGGACTCGCCACCCATCACCGTGGTCAAGATCCGCCGCCACGACAAGATGGCTGCGCTCAAGATCCTGGCCCAGCACTTCAAGATCATCGGCGAGGACAACGACGGTGTGAACCAACTGGCCAACGCGCTGGCCGACAGGCTGAACGCGGCCAAGAAGCGCATCCTGACGGCCGAGGACGCCGTTATCATCGAGCCCGTGCAGGGCAGCGAGAGCATGGAACCGGCTGCTCCCGTCCTAGCGGACGATGTTGCTGACCCCACTCCCCCTGCACGCTACACCAGCCTGCTGCCGGCGCCTGCCGACCACGGGGGTGACTTGTGGTGACCGACACCCCCGTCAAGAAGCCCTACCCGGCCAACCGCAAGTCGCGCGAGCTGCTCGACGGGCCCACCGGCCGCCAGCGCCTGATCGTCGGCATGTCCGCACTGCTCGCGGACCCGGCCCTGCCGCTGGCGACCTACAAGGAGTTGGCCGAGCGCAGCAACGTGGCGGGGGCGACCATCAGCAAGCACTTCGCGTCGATCGCGCAGGTGTTCGACGTGCTGATCGAGTTCGTCGAAACCAGCACCGACAGCATCGCAGCACAGGTCATCCAGCGCACGCCGGCAGGCCCACTGCGTCAGGGCCGCATCGCGGCCGGCATCTTGCAGTTCCTGTCCAAGAACCCCGCCACAGCGCGCCTGCTGCACGGCGACGTGCTGGTGCGCGAGAAGCCGCGCCTGCTCGAGCGCACTGGGGCGTGGTGGGCCGCGCTGCCGGCCCTGGTGGGCGAGACCCGCGCTGACCTGATCGCGGGCCGCTGCTCGCTGTACGTGATCTCGCGCTTCAAACGCCGCCCGGACCTGCGCCTGGACGCGGTGCTGGCCGAGCTTGAGGCCCAGGAGGAACAACTGTGGTGACGGCAAGCCATTCGAAGCCGCGCCTGCGCCGAGTAGACGGCCGGTGGATCTGCTACGGCGGCAAATTTTCGGCCCGAGCACTTCGGCCGCAAAATGCGTACTGGCTGTGGCGCCTTGAGTACGATCGCGTCTATGCCTTCAAACCCGTCGACCTAGGAGCCCCAGCATGAAGACCCCCACCCTGAACCGCAACCACACCCACAACCCGCGTCCCATGGACCAGCAAACCTTCCGCGCCCAGGCCACGGGCGTGGGCAGCACGGTCGGCAAGTCGCGCGCCACCGGCGCCATGCGCGCGGCCGAGGTCGTCGAGTACATGCCGCCGGCCCAGCGCGCCGCGCTGCCCAAGCACGGGGGCGGCTACCCGGCCGCCGGGCCGGAGCTTGACGTGGACAGCACGTATTGAAACCGCGCTGGCTTGACCGTCGGATCGGACGCGAAGGCCCGTACCTCGCGCTGTGCACGTCCGAGGCCGAGTACAACGCCGTCGCACGCCGCCTGGGCGTGGCCACGACCGGATGGCTCAACCCGCACGCCCACGCCACGATGCACAGCTTCTACGGGCCGAAGGGCCTGTGCTGCGTCGTGTGCCTGGGCGACACCAGCGAGCGCACCGGCGTCGAGATCGCTGGCTTGCTCATCCACGAGGCCGTGCATGTGTGGCAGTGCTGGTGCGACGACATCGGCGAGTCGCACCCAGGCAGCGAGCAAGAGGCATACGGGGTTCAGGCCATCCCCCAGGAACTGATGGCCGAGTACGCACGAAGGATTGAAGATGGGACAACGAATCACGCAGGCTGATCTCGAGGCGCAGATCGAGAGCGAGTGGTACATCAACGCAGCCGACGGCGTGGTGCCCGACGACTTCCAGCCGCCGGTGCCGGCCGTTCACCCGCTGCGCCAGATCACGATCTGCGTGCTGGTGCTGAAGAACGGGTTCAAGCTGGTCGGCGTAAACGAAGGCTCGGTCGACCCGACCAACTTCGACCCCGAGATCGGCCGCAAGTACGCCCGTGAGAAGGCCGTCGAGCAGATGTGGCCGTTGCTGGGCTACGAGCTGAAGACCAAGCTCAGTGGCCACTGACCCCCGCTTCAAGGCCGCGGCTGCCGCCCTGGCCAGCCAGTCCGCGCCGCGCGTGCAGATCCCCGTGAGCAGGAAGGTCGTGGAACCGGACAAGCTGTCGGGGACGGCGGTGGGTCAGCTACTCGACCAGTTGGCCGAGTTCATGTTCGACCCGCTCGGGTTCGTCATGTGGGCGTTCCCGTGGGGCGAGCCCGGCACGTCACTCGAGGACCAGCACGGCCCCGAGGAGTGGCAGCGCGAGCAATTGATCCGCATCGGGCAGCGGCTGCGCGAGGGCGGGGCTGCCGGCGCGGTGATCGAGGAAGACACCGTGGCGGGCCGGGGCGTGGGCAAGAGCGCGCTGGTCTCGTGGGTCATCCTGTGGGCCATCAGCACCTACCCGGACACGCGCGGCGTGGTCACGGCCACCACCGAGGGTCAGTTGCGCACGAAGACCTGGGCCGAGGTCGGCAAGTGGCACCAGATGTTCATTGCCAAGGCCCTGTTCACCCTGACCGCGACCCGGATCATGGTGGCCGACGACGAGCGCGAGAAGACGTGGAAGATCGACGCCGTGCCATGGTCGGCCAACAACGTGGAAGCGTTCAACGGCCTGCACAACCAGGGCAAGCGCATCCTGATCATCTTCGACGAGGCCAGCGGCATCGACGACGCGATCTGGGACGGCACCGAGGGTGTGCTGACGGACGCGAATACCCAGATAATATATTTGAGATATGGAAACCCAACCCGTACTACGGGGCGGTTTTTCCATAATGTCACCAGCCAGAAACGGAACACCGTTACTCGGGTCGACAGTAGAACCGTTTCATTCTCAAATAAAGCCCAGATACAGGCTTGGATAGACGACTATGGGCTCGACTCCGATTTCTGCAGAGTTCACGTTCGCGGTGAATTCCCGAGAGCGGGTTTCTCGAATTTTATCAGCCCCGAGTTAGTATCTCAAGCCCGCAGACGACGTTTGCGGCAGGCAGACTACCAATCTTTCCCGAAGATCATGTCGGTCGATCCGGCGCGGTTCGGCGACGACTCCAGTGTGATTACGTTGCGCCAAGGGCCGAAGGTCCACTACCAGTTGTCGCTCCAGGGCTTCGACGGCCCGGATCTGGCCGGGCGCATTTTTGAACTGGTCCGCAAGGACGGCCCGATCGCCTGCATCGCCTACGACGCAATCGGCAACGGGGCGGATCTCGACTCGAGCCTGCGACGCATGCCTGGCCTCGGCGTTCCGCTGATGCCGGTGCAGTGGGGCCAGCCGGCACAGGACAGCAAGCAGTATTTCAACCAACGGTCCGAAGCGTGGGGCCGCATGCGCGAGTGGCTTGAGAGCGCGCAGATCCCGGACGACGACGAGTTCGAGCGCCAAGCCTGTTCGCTGGACTACGCCTACGACGCGAAATTTCGCATCCAGCTCCAGAGCAAGAAAGACGTCAAGCGAAACGGAGGCAAGTCGCCTGACCTCCCAGACAGCCTAGCCCTGTCGCTTTTAGTTGACACTTTGGCGTTCAAAGGGGTCGTGGCCAAAGTCCGCCCGGTTGTTCGGCGTCAAGTCGTGTGGAGTAGAACATGATACTTGTTTTATGGTATCATGTTCGGCATGAAGACCCTCACACCTGAAACGCTCGACAAGATTGCAGCCTACGTCCGGTCGCATTGGACCTACAACCCACTTACAGGGGTCGTGAGTCGGCGTAGCGGAAAACCGATCGGAACCCTCAACGCCGCCGGCGTTCTGAGCGCCACCGCAGACGTCGGTGACCGAAAGCACTCGGTATTGCTGCACCGGGCGGGCTGGCTACTGCAAACTGGCGCGTGGCCATCCAAGACGTTGGACCACATCAACGGAGACAGGAAGGACAACCGCTGGTGCAATCTGCGCGAGGCTACACACTCGGAAAACCGCCTAAATTTGGCAAAAACCACCGAAAAAGGCAGTTTGCGGGGCGTAACTCGGTATTACCGGAAGTTCAAGGCTCAAATCAAGGTTCCGGGTGACCGAGCACCAACCTACCTCGGCCTGTTCGACACCGAGCAGGAAGCCCACGACGCCTACTGCGCCGCGAAGCTCAGGCTTCACACGTTCAACCCCGTGCAGCGCGGTTCGTAGTAGGATCAAGCCCTCCTCCTTGTTCGTTGACACACGAACTTCAAGCCGCCCCCGGGTGGCTTTCTTTTGCCCGCAGCCTGTGCTACAGTGAGCGCAAGCAGACGCGAGTACAGAGACGGCAAAGTAGCGAGCCTAGCGAGCGAAACCCCTACGCACTCGAAACCCGACGCTTGTACCGTGGTCACACCACCTTCAGAGCCACCGCAAGGTGGCTTTGTCGTTTCTGCGTTCCATACCATAGAATCGACGCCTATGGCAGCCAATCCTCTGATCCGAGCCATCGGTCTCAAGCAGCTTCTCGAACGAGACGCGGCTCCACCGCCGACGACTCAGAACCTTGAGGGTCAGGGGGTCGAGACCGCGCTCGCGGGGCACGTCCGGCTGGCTTGGCAGCGCAACAAGCTGGCCAAGATGCGGATCGACATCAAGCTGCTGGAATGCCTGCGCGCCCGCCGCGAGGTCTACAGCGCCAGCCAACTGGCCCGCATCCAGCAAAACGGCGGCATGAATGTGGTGTGGCACCCACTGACCGAGACCAAGTGCAAGGCCGCCAGCGCCTGGGTGCGCGAGATCGTCACCCCCGTGGGCGAACAGCCGTGGGGCATCGCCCCGACCCCCGTGCCCGACCTGCCGCCCGAGATCAAGGCGGGCGTGGTCATGAAGGCACTGATGCAGGCCCAGACCGTCATGCAGCAAGCCGGACAGGCCGGCGCCGTGATGTCGCGTGACGAGTTCAAGCAGACGGTGCACGAGCTGGGTGAAAAACTCCGGGACGACGCCGAACTGGCCTACCAGAAGGCAGCCGACAAGCGCGCCAAGCGCATGGAGAAGGTCATCAACGACCGGCTCACGGAAGGCGGCTTCGAGCAGGCGATGGACGCCTTCGTCGAGGACTTCGTGACCTACCCGGCCGCGATCGTCAAAGGCCCGATCTACACGCGCAAGAAGAAGCTCTCGTGGACCCGCGAGTGGACGCCCGAGGTCAGCAACAACCCTATCCCGACCTGGGCGCACGTCAGCCCGTTCGACGCCTACCCTGCACCCGGCAGCAAGTCTCCGCAGGAGGGGGACTTCGTGGAGCGGGTGCGGTTCCGGCGCGAGGAGCTGTTCGACCTGAAGGGCCTGCCCAACTACAAGGACGACCAGATCGACGAGGCGCTGAAGGCGTACACGAACGGCCACCTCGAAGGCTGGCTGTGGACCGAGAGCGAGCGGCAGCGGCTCGAGCAGGAAACCCTGTTCATGTACCTGAGCCCGCCCGGCGTGATCGACGCTCTGAACTACTGGGGCTCGGTGCCGGGCTGGAAGCTCATGTCCTGGGGCGTGGCCGAGAAGCTCGAGCCCACGCGCGAGTACGAGTGCAACGTGGTGCTGTGCGGCCGGTTCGTGCTGTACGCCACCCTGAACCCCAACCCGCTGGGCCAGCGCCCCTACCGCAAGGCGTGCTACGACGAGATGCCGGGCAGCTTCTGGGGCCGCAGCATCCCGGATCTGGCCAACACGCCCCAGCAGATGTGCAACGCCATCGCGTGCGCGCTGGCCGACAACATGAGCATCGCCAGCGGCCCCCAGGTCTGGGTGCACGCCGACCGTTTCGCCGACGGCGAGCAGTCGATGGAGATGTTCCCCTGGAAAATCTGGCAACTCAAGAGCGACCCGACCCAGGGCGTGAACCCGGGCATCGGGTTTTTCCAGCCCGACTCGCGTGCCACCGAGTTGATGATGACGCTCGAGAAGTGGGAGATCCGGGCCGACGACTCGACCGGCATCCCCCGCTACACCTACGGCAACGAGCGGTCGGGTGGTAGCGCGGACACGGCCACCGGCCTGAGCATGCTCATGAACAACGCAGCCAAGGGCTTGCGCCGCGGCATCGCCAACATCGACGCCAACGTCATCGGGCCGATCATCGGCGACGTCTTCACCGGCGAGATGCTCTATAACCCGGACGAAGCGATCAAAGGCGACTGCGTGGTGGTCCCGCGAGGTGCTGCGGCGATCCTGATCCGCGAGTCGGCCCAGCAACGCCGGATCCAGTTCCTGGGCATGACCGCCAACCCGATCGACGCCGCGATCATCACGGCCAAGTACCGCGCCGCGCTGCTGCGCGAAACGGCCGCCGCGATGGAACTACCGGTCGACGAGGTGGTGCCCAGCGACGAGGAACTGGAAAAGCAGGCCCAGGCTGCGCAGGAGGGTCAGAAGGCCCAGATGCAGGCCATGCAGCAGGCCGAGGAAGCCAAGCTCCAGATCCCGCTCAAGGTCGAGGAAATGCGCCAGCAGGGCGCGGCGCAGAAGGATCAGGCCAAACTCATTGCCGAGGTCGTCAAGCAGACCCTGGCTCAACAGCTTGGGAGCGGCAATGGCTCTGCTGACTGACGGCTACTACCAACTGCCCAGCGGCTGGTGGAACAAGGTCGACGGCACCGGACCGTACAGCTACGACGGCGCGGGCGGGTTCACCCTGTTCGCCAGCACAGGTAGCGCGGTGCCCTTCGACTCGGCCTTCACACAACACCGCAGCGGCATGTGGTCCAAGAGTGACAGCACCGGCCCCTACGTCCGAACGATCACTGGAATGAAAGTCGCCCTATGACCAGCGCAACTGACGGATACCACCAGCTCCCCAACGGGTACTGGATCAAGGACTCCGACAACAGCGGCCCCTACGTGCAGTCCGCTCCCGGCGTGTTCGGGCTTGCGGGGCAGGGCCTGACGGCCACTCAACTGGCGTGGGTTCAATCCTCGGTGTCAGGGGGGTTGACTCCTGAGCAAGTCGCGTCAATTCTCGAATACCTATCACTGAGGGAGTCTGCCGTGTTTACATTCACTACCGCTGGATCTGGATATACCGCAACAGTGCCGGCTGGCGCGCAGTTTTGCTACATGGATATAGCGGGCGGTGGCGGCGGCGGCGGTGGCGGGTTTTCTGGCGCCACGGGTGGTGGTGGCGGTGGCGGTGGGAATGCTGAAACTGGATTCTCGGTCGGCCCATTTCGCGTCACACCGGCAAATGTGCTGACCGTACAGGTCGGCGTCGGCTGCAACGGCGGCGCCGCTGGGGCAGCGGGCGCGACGGTAATAGCCGCGAATAGTTCGATCGTCGCCGGCCTCGATGATTTCGGCGGCACGATCACGTATCGTGGTGGCCGCGAAGGATCACCCGGAACCAACACAAACGGCGGTGCCGGTGCGACTGGCGGCAATGGTGCAACGAGCGGCGGCGCGACAGGGACTGGTGCTGGCGCGGCAGGGACTGGTCAAAACTCAGTTTCAGGTGCTGGCGGGTGGTATGCCTCTGGCGCTGGCGCAGGCGGCGGGCCAACGTCCAACGGCGGTACTTCCGGCCGGTTGACAGCGCCTGGATATACCGCGTTTCAAAACGGCGGCAACACGGGCGGAACGCTCGGCGGAGGCGGTGCCGGTGGCAGCAGTCCGTGGGGTCCGGGCGGGCGTGGTGGCGACGTGGGCACGAATGCAGGCGCCGGAAACCAGCCGGCTGCAACGGCCTACGGTGCGGGCGGTGGCGGTGGCGCGGGTAACGCCGTGGGCGCCAAGGGCGCAGACGGTATCGTGCGCATCTGGTTTGTCTGATGCTCACACCGGGTATCCAGCCGGGGCATGGGGTCGCAACCGTGCCGACGAATGCGGGCACCATCTGGTCGGGCAGTGCAACGGTTCCGGCACGATGGCTTGGCATGCACGCCGGCTACTGGCCGCACAGCCGCAATGGGGTCATCTCTGCTGCGCCGACCTATGATTACCACATACACCGCACGCACGACTACCGGCCGACTGGAGACGGCGGGACACAGTGGCGGCATATTCAGCGCGTCAACTCTGCGACATTTGATTGGTCTGAGGCTGATTTCCTACTGGATACTGTCTCGGCGCAGGGGCGGGATATTTTCTGGCAGGTCTACGGCACGCCGACATGGGCCGCAAAGCCGGCATTTGCCGGGATACTCGATCAGTTTGACTACGCGGGCGGGGCATCCCCGCCGAACGTGCTGCAGAATCTGGTTGATTTCGTGTCTACGCTGGTTGCTCGGTACGTCGCGCGAGGGACTCCGATCAAGTATATCGGGATGTGGAACGAAGCCCGCTATCTGCAGGACAACACCGGGTATTGGTATGGCAGCGCAGCGGAGATGGCGGCGCAGTGCAAGGCTGTGCGGGCTGCTGCAAAGGCGGTCGACCCGAAGATCATTGTCCTATCCCCAAGTTTCAACAATCTCGCGTCCATCGTCCCGTACCTGGCCGCATCGGATGGTGCGGGCGGGACTGGTAAGGACCACATCGATGGCCTCGCGTATCATCCATATCTGATGTCATGCCCGCCGTATCTTGGCAACATAGCCGGATCACCTGGATTTGTGACGGACGCTGTAGTTGATCGCATGGTGCGTGGTGGGCTGGCGTCGAATTTCCCGCGATACGCCGACGAGCTGGCAGTGTCCAGTACGCCGCTTGATCCGCTGCTGGCCGGCAAGCACGGCGAGGCGAACATGATTAGATGGCTCAAGCGTGTTTCGCCGTGGATGTTGGCGCGCGGCTGGAAAATCCTGAATTACTACACGCACGATGCCGCGTATTTGGGTGATCCATCAACGTCGGCCGCAATATCGGCGGCGCTTGGCGATCTGGCGGCTCAGTTATCAGGGCAGACGCTCACGCGCATTGATGTCGACTCGGACGGCGTTTTCAGTGTCTACGCCGGGTCGACGCTGCTCTATTCGGTCTGATCCCATCCCCTGCCGGTGAGGCTTGACATCCAAATTGTCGCCAGGCCGAACTTTGAGCTACACTTCGCCCCATGCAGTTGACGACGGACCAACTCCAGTTCCTGGCCCGGCTCTCGAAGTCACCGGACGGCCGGTTCCTCGTCACAAGTTACCTCGAGCCCAAGTTGGCTGAAGCCGACGGCAAGCTGCGCACCGCACGCGGAGAGGACATCTTCCGCGCGCAAGGCGCCGCAACAGCTCTGGCCGAGCTGATCGCCGACATCACTTCAGCCGAGAAACGGCTCACCCAGGCTGCGTCAACCCGGCAACGGGTCACGGCGTAGCTTGTCGATACGAGAAACGGGCATGCCCATCTCACACACCGAATCCCAAGCCACGGAGCTTGGATCGTGGAGATCCCATGCAGCCTTCCCAGGCAACCAACGAAACCCGTCTTCCTCAAGCCGTCCTGCGTCGCAGCGCGGAAATCGCGCGCAAGTACGCACCGCAAGAACCGAAGACCGAACCTGACACCCCGATCGTCGAAACGGCACCTCAACCTGAGACACCGCCCACCGAGCAGGTCGACCCCCGCGAAAGCGACCCGACCTATTGGAAGCAGCGGTTCAAGGTCACCGAGGGCGTTCTGAGAGCCGAGCGCGAACGCGCCCAGGCGCAGATCGCAAGCCATCGGCAGCAAGTTTCCGAGTTGCAGGAGCAAATCCGAGCTCTGCAAGCCAGCCCTACCGCTCCCGAGGAAGAAATCGACATCACGGCGTACTTCACGCCTGAGCAGATCGCGGACTACACCCCGGAGCAATGCATGGTCGTAGCCAAGGCAGCCCACGCGGCGGCCAAGGTTCAGGCCCAGAAGGCGATCGACGCCGCGGTAGCCCCGCTGCGCCAGCGTCAGGTTCAAGAGGACGAGGATGCGGCCACCCGGGCGCGTCACACGTTCATCAGCGAACTGACCGCAGCCCTGCCCGAGTGGCAGGAGATCGACGCCCAGGATGCATGGAAGGCGTGGCTCGCGCAGACCGACGAGGCGACCGGCTTCGAGCGTCAGGCGATCCTGACTCGACACAACACCGCGAACAATGTCGCGGGCGTGGTGCGGGTGTTCAGGAGCTTCCTGAAGGACACGAAGAAGGAACTCCCGCAACCGCCAGTAGCTCCCCACGGCACCGGTGCGAACGCACAGGGCTCAGGCACACCGCCGCAGCCCCAAGCAGCGTTCAACCCCACCAGTGCGCAGATCAAGGACTTCTACTCGCGGGCTGCTCGAAACAAGGTGACGGATACGGAGCGGGCACAGATGGATGCTTGGCTGAAGGCTCAGAACGCCCGCTAGGGCGCCCCCTGAACCCCACCATCCAAGGAGCCAATCATGGCTGAAGTTTCCCGCCAATCCGGCCTGCCCGACCTGGGCCGCAACTCCACGATGAACTTCGTGCCCGAGGTCTACTCGGGCAAGCTGGTCGAGAAGTTCTACAAGACCACGGTCTTCGGCGAGATCGCCTCGACCGACTACGAAGGCGAGATCGCCGGCTTCGGCTCGAACGTCAAGATCCGCACCGTCCCGGACATCACCGTGTCCGACTACGTGATCGGCAACGGCCTGTCGCCTGTCTACCCGTCTTCGACGGCCGTCACCCTGTCCATCGACAAGGCGAAGTCGTTCGCCGTGGCGCTCAACCTCGTGGACCAGCGCCAGTCGGACATCGACATGGCCGACGTGTTCGCCAACGAAGCGTCGATCCGCCTGCGCATCGCCGCCGACGTGGACATGCTGTCGGCGATCCCGGCATCGGTGTCGGTCGACAACCAGGGGCGCAGCGCCGGCGCCGACTCGGACAGCATCGATCTGGGCGACAGCACCACGCCGATCAGCCTGACCAAGACCAACATCGTGGACACGCTGGTGGACTGGGGCACCGTGCTCGACGAGCAAAACGTGCCGGACGAAGGCCGCTGGGCCGTGCTGCCGCCGTGGGCCATCGCGCTGATCAAGAAGTCGGACCTGCGCATCGCTTCCTTGGCTGGCGACGGGGTTTCGATCCTGCGCAACGGCAAGGTCGGCGAGATCGACCGCTTCACGATCTACCAGTCGCGCAACCTGCTCGCGCAGACCACGCCCGGCCTGGCCAACTACGCCATGTTTGGGCACTCGGCTGGCCTGACTTTTGCGAGTCAGATCGTCGAATGCGAAATGATCACCAACCCCAACGATTTCGGCTGGATCGTCCGGGGGCTCATGGTCTACGGCTACTCGGTGATCGAAGGCAAGTACGTCGGCACGGCCGTCATCAAGCGCGGCTAAATAGGCCAGCCGCCCGGTTTGCCGGGCGGCGCCTTCCCCGCTACCATTCACCTGTTCACTGGAGAATCCATCATGGGTTTGAAGACTTCCGCTCCCGGCTGCTACGGCGTGTCGAACACGTTCAAGACCGAGCCCGAACTCGCCAACGCTGCTCGCAGCAACGTCGGCGGCAAGGCCAAGGCCAACTTCTCGCACACCCCGCAGACCCCCAACAAGACGACCGGTGCTCCCGGCGCGGGCAAGACCCGCGCGATGAACACCAACACCACCCCCGACGGCTCGGGCACGTCCTGATCCCTGCAAGCCCGGCTCCGGCCGGGCTGATCCACTGACCAATCGGAACATCCATGGCCATCACCGAAGCCCAAGAAGCCAACCTGTCGGCGCAGATCGCGCGCAATCGCCAGAACAAGCAAACGCCGTTCTGCATCCACGTCAAGGACGGCCGGCTGATGCCCAACGTGCCCGAGATCCTCGCGCACCCGGACTACCGTCCGTACAAGGGCAACTACAAGGCATCGCTCGACGAGCGCATGGCCTATCTGCGCTCGGGCGGCTTCGGCGGCGCGGGCAAGCGCGCGGTGGTCATGCCCGCGGACGACGAGCCGGTGGTCGAGCAGGAACCGTTCGACATCGCCAAGGCCACCAAGGAAGAACTGGTGGCTTTCGCCTTCGACCAGTGGACCGAAGTCCTGAGCATGGACACGCACCTGACCACCCTGCGCTCGCAAGTGGCGAAGCTGGCCAAGCTGCACGCAAACCCGGACCCGCTGGGCTGATATGGCGTTGACCGCAGCCTCCATCCTTGTTGACGGCTGCGCGACGCTGCTGGACGTTGCCTACGTGGCGTGGCCGCTCGCCGAGCGGATCACCTACCTCAACGAAGCCATCCGGGCCACGATCCTCGTCAAGCCCGACGCCTACCCGGTGCGCGGGGCCGTGACGCCGGCCGCCGGGCTGGTGCAGACCCTGCCTGACGGCGGGGTCGCGCTCATCGACATCCTGTACAACACGACCGGAGCGAAGCGCGCCATCACCGTGTGCGGGATCGAGATGCTGCAAGAGGCCAACCGCTTCTGGCCGGCGGCCACGCAGCAGGCCGAGGCCGAGAACTACGCCTACGACCCGCGCGACCCGCGCCGGTACTTGCTGTTTCCGCCCAACAACGGCGCGGGCTCGGTCTACATGATCTACGGCGGCACGCCGGCAGCCCTGACCAGCCAGTCCGACCTGCTGCCGCTGGCCGACATCTACCAGCCCGCGCTGCTGGCCTACGTGCTGTCGCGCTGCTACGCCAAGAACTCCCAGCGTCAGGATCTGACCAAGGCCAGCGCGTACCGCGCCGAGTGGGGCCAGTTCCTGGGCATGAAGTCCCAAGCACAGATCACCGTGGCGCCGAAGGTGTCCGCGCAACCGGGCACCTGATATGAACATGGTCGATGTCAACGACCAACTGGCCAACATCGCCCAGATCGTGCGCCGCGCGCCGTCGATCGTGCTGGCCCGCGCCTACGTGCGCGCCTACCGCGACTTCTGCAACCAGACCCGCTGGCTCAAGGTCAACGTGGCGGGCGCCACGGTCAGCGGAACGCCGCAGTACGACCTGGGCACGGACACCTACACACAGATCATCGGCGTGGCCGCCATCCGCGCCACCGACAGCCGCGGGCAGAACTGGAACCTGCAAGTGAGCAACAGCTCGCAGTGGGATCCGAACCGCGGTATCGACCGGCCGACGGCCTACGCCTACGTGCCGGACGGTCAGATCGCGCTGTACGCCACACCGAACGGGGTCTACGACCTGCTGGTGTCGGCCATCGTGCAGCCGAAGTCGGAAACCGTCACGCAGATCCCGAGCGAGTGCCTGAGCAAGTACAGCAACGAGATCGAGGCCGGCGCACTGGCCTACCTGCTGATGATCCCGAACGAGCCGTGGACCAACCCGCAGATCGCGCAAGCCTACGCGGCGACGTTTCGCAGCGGCATCGCCAACGCCAAGGCTGACGTGCAGCGCCAGCACCAGTCCGGCAGCCAGCGCGTCATGGGGCGCGCATTCCTGATCGGGGGATCGCGATGAGTTTCGGCATCACGCCAGTCTCCGGCACCGTGCCGGCAACGTCCGAGACGTTCCCGGACTTCATCCAGTTCAAAGCCAACGACATCGCTCTCGGAGCTGCGGACGCCGACACGGTGAACTTCGTCGGTGGCACCGTGACCCGGGGCACCGGCGAGTCCAGCGGCGTGGTCACGGTCGACTTCAGCGGGTTCTCGTGGCGCGAGGAAGCGAGCGACTTCACGCTCGTCAAGTCCGACTCGAACAACGGGGTCGCCAGCACAGGCGGCAGTGGCGCGCAGATGTGCTACGTGCCCGGCGACACGGGTGACACCAGCATCGATTTTGCGATCGGCGCCAGCGTGCTGCTGTTTCAGGCCGGCACCGCCGCTCTGGAGATCGTGCCGGTAAGCGGCGTGACGATCGACATCCGCAACGACCTGCTGTTCCAACTGGCCGACCAGTACGCGCCGGCGACCCTCATCAAGAAGGCTGCCAACCACTGGATCATCTGCGGCGACCTGCTGCCGCTGACCGGCGCCGTCGGAGGCGACTCACTCGACTACGGAAGCATCTGATGAGCCGTCAAGTACAGATCCGCCGCGGCACCACCGCCCAGCACGCCGCGTTCACTGGCGCGCAGGGCGAACTGTCGTACAACACGACCACCAAGCGCCTGCACACGCACGATGGCTCGACGGTGGGCGGCGCGGTGCACGCGCTGCTGGCCGAGATGCAGGCTGCGGACGCGGCTGCCCAGGCTGCCGCCCAAGCTGCGGCCGAAGCGACGGCAGCCGCCGCGCTGGCGGCCCGGGTGGCGATCCTGGCTGGCACCGGTGGCGCGGCCACAGTCGGAAACCTCGACTCGGCGGGCAACTACAACGCCACGGACCTCGAAGGCGCGCTGACCGAGATCGCCGACACCTCGACCTACGTCAACCTGTTCCGATTCTTCACGCCCGCGCAGATCACGGACTATCAGGCGCGCACGGCGCAGACTAACTATGCGGCGGCGCTCGACCTGACGACGGCGATCCAAAACGCGATCTACACGACCTACGCGGCTGGCCGCAACCTGTATTGCCCAGCCGGCGCAGCGAAGATCACGGCAACGCTGGAGATCCCGACGAACACGGCGCTCTATCAGGACCAGCCTGACACCTGGGAAATGATCGGCCAAGGCGCGGCGCAGGCGTTCGTGCAGTCTGGGTACAAGGGAACTGTGTTCCTGGCAAACACCGACATCACGATCTTCCGCTATCACCAGCGGCGCGCGCAGCCTACGGGTGGCGGGCTGTGGTCGGTAAAGCGCATACGGTTTCAGCAAAACCTCAGCACTGCAGCAAGCACGGTTGTCGTGCTGGATAACCTGATCGACGGTTGTGAGTTCGCGTGGAACCAGATTTACACCGCTGGCACGGGCAACGGCGTCGATGTCACGTACACCATCAAGGGTGAGTTTCATCACAACTTCGTGGCAAACCGCGACTGGCTCGCTGGGTCTGCCTCTGCTGTTGGCATCGGCATCAACTTCCCGGTAATCGTCGGGTCCGGTCTGCTGAGCGTAAAGAAGAACACCTGCCGAGGGTTCTTGTGGGGGTATCAGTTCGGCGGCGCTGGCTTCAACCCTGTCGACGCGCTGATCGAGCAGAACGAATGCAGCATGTGCAAAAACGGCGTCTGGGTGAAGACCGGCACGTCGAACATGAAGCTGCACAAGCCGTATTTCGAGGGCATCACGGGAACCTGCGTGCAGGATGACGGTTCGCAGACGGTTGTCGACGGAGGGCAGTTCTATCTAGGTTTTGCAATCGGCATCGACGGATCGAACGGCGGAAGTCTGTACGGCAACACGTACATCAACAACTACCTCGAAACCAGCGGCTCGCAGCCGTGCACGCTCATCAAGGTGGTGAGCGGCGGGCCGATGAAGAACATCTACGGCAACACCATGCTTTTCTCGACCAGCGGCGGCGTCGTGCCGGGCGTGGTCGGGTTGGATATTTCCGGGCCAACTGCACGCATCAACCACCACAGCAACGCATACAACCCGCGCGGCCGGTGGATCGGTGGTGCTGGGACGATGAAGATCAACGACACCACGACAGGCGGTGCATTCGGTCTTGGCACGGCAAACGATGTCGACCTAGAGGCGCCTGCCCTGCGTCGCGGGGCAATCTCCCTGGCGCTCGGATCGGCTGCGCTCACGCAGGCCGATGTCACGGCAAATGTCCTGGCGGTCGGCGAGTTCAGCTACTACCTCGTCAGCGCGACAGGGGCGGCGACGGTGCTGGCGCTCGACGCCAAGAACTACCGGCACGGGCAGCGCATCACGTTCCGCACGACCACCGCCAACATGACGTTTAGCAACGGCGCACAGATGAAGCTGGCCGGCGCGGCGAGCTTCACCGGCCCGGGCACCATCGAATTTCAGATGGAGCAAAGCGGCTCAACGACATTCGCCTACGAAGTCGGCCGAACGGTGTTCTGATGACCTTCGTCAGCTCCGCCGGCGCCCGCATCCCGCACGGCAAGGCCGTGCCGATCGACATCGCTGTGTTCAGCCTGCCGGGCGGCACGCACTCCGCCACGGTGCCGGGGGTGGATTCCATCGGCTGGGGCACCGTGGCGGGGGTTCCGGGAACGATCAACAAGCTCGGGCCGGGCGTCGCGTCAGCGTCGCAAGGCTCTTGGTTGACCTCACTGTCCGGGGACGCGCCCAGCGCCCCGCCGGGCTACATGCTGTACTCCGCGGCCCTGGCCAAGACCTTCGTGATCCGGGCCACCACGGTCGGGGGGACACCTCCCGCCACCGGCGGCATGGGCATCTGGCGCAACATGACGTCGCAGTGGAGCTGGTTTGTCAACGCCGGCGGCAGTCCCGGTGAGGTTGTCACTTCGACCATCCTGCTGGAAATCGCAGAGGACGTGTCAGGCACCCCTGGCGACGTACTTGCGTCCGGCCAGTACACGATGACCATCACGAGATCCTGATGCGCCGTGCCGTCGACTCCTTCCGAGGTGAAGCCCCCCGGGTGACGCCGCGGGCGCTGCCCGACAGTGCTTCCCAGGCTGCGGTCAACGCGCGCCTGCTCACTGGCGACCTGACCGCGTTCAAGCAGTTCGCCACCGTGCACGGGCTGCACAACCCGGGCACCGTCCTGTCCCTATCCCGGATCAGCGGTTCGTGGATGTCGTGGCAGGCCGACGTGGACGTGGCGCGCGGCACGACGCCGGGCGACACGACGTTTCGCACCTACCTCACAGGCCCGGCCGTCTACAACGAGCCTCGCTTCACGACCCTGGCGCTGGCCACCACCGGCGCCGAGCCCTACCCGGTGGCCACGCGCCCGCTGGGTGTGCCGTCACCCGAGACCCCGCCGACGACAACTGTCGGCGTGGACCCCACTGCGACGACATTCAGCATCAGCGTCACGGACGACGGCACGTCGCTGACGAACTGGGTGACGTCGACCCAGATCCCGGGCACCAGCACGGTGGCGGTGGACGCCACATTCGGCAACCCGTTGCCGAGCCTGTCCATGTACTCGCTGAACAACGCGAGTTCGCCGACCTACCTTTACCGCAACTTCGCGCTGGGCACACCGACGGTGATCCGCGTGTCCTTCGACTTCTACCTGACTGGCGCGCAGCAGTTGCAGGCCCGCATCGCGGCGGCCACGGACAGCGACGCGCTGACGCTGTTCTACGGCTCGGGCTTCTGGTCCCTCGGCACCAGCCCGGGGTGGGCGACCACCGGCGCGGCAGCCGTGGCGAGCGAGCTGGTGTCGCTCACGTCCTCGGTCTGGTACACAGCCGTGGTGGACATCGTGCGCAACGCCGACAACACCTACACGTGCACCGCCAGCGTGTCTCAGGGCAGCGTGCAACTGGCCAGCGTGTCCACGACCCAGGTGCTCACGATCGGCGACTACGTGGGGTTCGTCAACGAGACGACCGGCTCGGGCGTGGACAACCGGATCGACAACATCCTCGTGCAAGCCAGCGGCTCGACGGGGTACGTGCCTGCGAACCTTGCCACCAGCTACGTCTACACCTACGTCAACGATCTGTCGCAGGAGAGTGCGCCGAGCCTGCCGTCACCCACCATCCTGCGCCCGGACGGCATCGTGGTGACCGTCGACACGCCAACGAGCCTGAGCAGCGGCGCCAGCGGCTACGGCATCACGGCCAAACGGATCTACCGCGCCGTGACCGGCAGCACCGGCACGGCCTATCAGTTCGTGGCCGAGATCCCCCTGGCCACGGCCAGCTACCTCGACACCTTGACCGACGCGGAGCTCGGCGAGGTGCTGGCCAGCGATCTGTGGGCCCTGCCGCCGGACGACCTGCGCGGCATCCTGGCGCTGCCCAACGGCATCATGGCCGGGTTCTCGAAGAACCAGCTCTGCCTGTCGGCGCAGAACCACCCGCACGCATGGCCGGTGGAGTACCGGCTCAACACCGACACCGACATCGTGACCATCGGCAACGTGGACACGACCGTGGTGATCGGCACCGAGAGCTTCGTCTACGTGGCCGGCGGCAACGACCCGGCGAACTACAGCATGGGCAAGTCCGACGTGCCCTACGCCTGCGTGAGCAAGCGGTCAGTGGCTTACCTGTCAGGGGTTGGCGTGGCCTTCGCCGGACCCGACGGCCTGATGGTGGTGGCCGGCATCGGGCAGGTGCGCAACATGACCGAGACGGCGTTCACCCGCCGGCAGTGGCAGGCCCTGGTGCCCGAGACGATCCACGCAGTCGCGCACAACGACATCTACTTCATGTTCTACGACGCCGGCAGCGCCGGGCGGGGCGGCTACGCCATCGACATGAAACCCACCGGCTTCGGGATCATGCAGCTCGGTTTCCACGCCACGGCTGCCTACGTCGACCCGGTGACTGGCAAGATGTACCTCGTGCTCGACGAGAACAGCGAGCCGGACGACACCAGCCTGCCTGTGCCCGCCACGCCGCCGGCCTACGCCAACGGCACCACGGTGTTCGAGTTCGAGGGCGCCACCAGCCTGATGACGTACCGCTGGCGCAGCAAGCTGTGGATCCTCGAGCGATCGGCGACTTTCGCCATGGCCAAGGTCACGGCCAGCGACTTCACGAACCTGCTACTGCGGTTCTACGCCGACGGGGTGCAGTTTCACGAGGTCGCGGTCACCAGCGCCGAGCCCTTCACGCTGCCGCGTGTCGACGAGTACCTGCGCTTTCAGGTGGAGGTGCTGGGCACGTCGGTCGTCGAGACGATTCAAGTTGTCGAGGACGTGCGGGAGCTCACGTGAGCCTGGGCAGCCCGTCCATCACCACGCCGCCGAAGCTCGAGCTTCGGGGCTTGCAGTCTGCAATCGCCAACACGCGCCAGCGTATCGAGGCCATCGAGGCTGAACTGACGCGGGTCGCGCGCCAAACAGGGCAGACTGCGTTCACCGGTGGGGGAGGGGGGTCGGCGTCCACCACGGCGCTGCAAGCCGCCCTAGCCGCGCTGACGGTGCGTGTCACGGCGCTCGAAGCGGCGTTGACCGCGCTGACGTCGCGCGTCGCGGTGCTTGAAGCCGCACCGGCGGCCAACGCCGACGGTGTGCTCTACGACAATTTCGGCCGGGCGCTGCTGAGCAGCACCGGCGCGGCCATCCTGATCGGACCCTGACATGCCCACCATCACCGGACTCTCTAGCCAGAGCGGCGGCCTGAACGGCGATGAGTACGTGCCGTGCGACCTGCCCGACGGGACCACGGTCAAGATCCTGACCAGCGAGATTGCCCGGCTGGCGCGCACGCTCAGCCCCCAGGCGCTCATCATCGCGGCCAGCGACGAAACCACGGCCCTGACGACCGGCACCGCCAAGGTGACGTTTCGCATGCCTTTTGCGTTTACGCTGACCGCAGTGCGAGGGTCGTTGAGCGTAGCGCAGTCCACGGGCTCGGTTTTCACGGTCGACATCAACGAGGCCGGCGCGTCGATCCTGAGCACCAAGCTCACGATCGACAACACCGAGAAGACCAGCACCACCGCCGCCACGCTGCCGGTGATCAGCGACACGGCCCTGGCCGACGACGCCGAAATCACCGTCGACATCGACACGGTGGGCGACGGCACGGCCAAGGGGCTGAAGGTCACTCTGCTGGGGTATCGCCCGTGATCCTGATCAACCCTTTCGTGTACGGCGGGGGCGGGGGCGCACCGGCCTACCGTTACTGGCGCTTGATGATCGACCAGTGGGCCACGGCCGGGGTGCCCGGCACCACAGGCGACACCCGGGTGGCGGAACTCGCTTACTTCACGGCTGGCGCCGTAGAGTGGCCGACGAGCGCGATGACCACGGACAGCGCGCCAGCCCCGTTCGCGGCGAGCGCGTCGTCCGTGTCCTTGGGCTCGGCCGCCGAATGCTTCAACAAGTTGCTCGACGACGCGCACCGGTGGATCTCAAGCACGGCCGGGGCGCAGTGGGTGACCATCGACATGGGTTCGGCGCAGACGTTCACCTCGTGCAGCATCGCCCCCGACGGCGCGGCCAGCATCGGCTACTACCCAACCCAGATCCGCATTCTGGCAAGCAACACAGGTTCGTTTGCGGGCGAGGAGACGACCATCTTCAGTGCCAGCGCGCTGACCAGCGGCTGGTCAAACAACACCGCGAGGACGTTTACGTTCTGACGATGTACGCTGAGGAAGCACCGTTCGTGCGCAAGGTGCTATGTGGGCTGCCGCACAGTATCTGCCCGCCTTCCGATGTAGCAGACATTGCGGCACAATGCGACAACCACGACGCCATCGCGTTCTCGACCGAGGACGGCATGTTCGTCGTGCAGCTCAGGCCCCGCGGGTCGGAGCTCGAGTTGTACGTGCTGGCGGCCGTTGCCTTTCGCTTCGGTGCCTTCGAGCGACAAGAACCCGCTGTGCTGGCGATTGCACGCGATCTCGGAGCGAAGACCGTGGCCTTCTGGGCGCGGCGTCGGGGCTGGGGCCGTAGGCTCGGGCCTGAATGGTTCCGCCGAGGAACTGACGAATTCGTGAGGGACGTGTGATGGGCGGTGGTGGCAGCGTAGAAGAAACACCTGCACAGCGTGCGATGGCGGAACACGCCCGCAATCTGATGACCGATTACAAGCAGCGGTGGCTGCCGGTCCAGCAGAACTTGGCCAAGCAGATCACGAGCATGGGCGCCGAGGACTCCTCGCAGCGCCGGCAGGCCCGCGGCATGGCCGGCGCAGACGTCGAGTCGAAGTTCGCTGGTGCGGAGCGCGGCCTGGATGCCAAGCTCACCGCCACCGGAGCACTGCCCGGGTCCAGCAAGTCCAATCTGGCGATCAGCGGCCTGGGTCTCGACAAGGCCACGTCCAAGGGTTTCGGCACCACGATCAGCGACCAGCACATCGACGAGGCGTACACCAAGGGCCTGACTGCGCTCATGCAGACCGGGCGCGGTGAGCGCGCGACGGTGGGCAACAGCATGGCGCAGCAGGCCGGCATCAGCGGGCAGCAGGCCGGGCAGGACGCCCAGCTAGCCCTGGCCGAGCGCGCCGGCAACGCCGAACTGGGCATGACGGCCGTGGGCATGGGCATGCAGCAGTACCTCAAGCCGGGCACCACGAGCGGCCCGAACTGGGCCGGCGACAGCTACGACTACCGAGGCACCACGATGCCCACAGGCATGGGCAGCAACCGAGGGGGCATGTGATGGGTGGCGCGAACACAACCTTGGCGAACGCGGTTGTCAGCGCGCCGGCCAGCGCCAGCGCCACCTACGCCGCGCTCACGCGCCAGCAGTGGGCCGACTACGTGCGCAACTTCGTGCCGATCGAAAACAGCCTCATCAAGTACGCCACCGACACCACACTGCCGGGGCAAGAGATGGCCAAGGCCAGCGAGAACGTCGGCATGGCCTTTGACGCGGCGCAGGGCAGCACGCAACGCAAGCTCGCGGGCATGGGCGTGAGCCTGAGCGGCGACGAGCAGGCCGCGCAGTCCAAGGCGTATGGCCTGAGCCGCTCGCTTGCGGACGTGGGCGCACAAAACTTGGCGCGCAACGCGACGGTCGCGCGCCAGCAAAGCGTCATTGGCAACCCGACTGCGGACTTCAGTCAGCAGGCGGCTCAAGCGGGGATCTGACATGGCAACCTACGGCATGGGCGGCGGGCTCGCCAACTACGGCATGGGCCAGCAGCAGGAGGCGACGCAACTCCTGGCTGAGTCAGCCAAAGAGGACTCGCAGCGCGAGATGGAAAACCAGCGGCTGAACCGTCAGGCCAAGGCCGGCAACGCCCAGCTTGGTGCCACGGCCGGCGCCATGGCCGGTTCGTACTTCGGCCCCTGGGGAACGGTCATCGGCGGGCTGGTTGGCGGAATCGCCGGAGGGAGCTTTTGATGGCAGACAGCGTAGGCGCCAGCGCGGCCCGTGGCCTTCAGGCCGGGTGGCAGATGGGCATGCAGGCCGATCATGCCGAGCGCCAGCGTACGCTCGACGAGCGGGCGCAGGCACAGCAGGACCGGCAGTTCGGGTTGCAGGAACAGGCGGCCGAGCGGGCGCAGGCGACCGTCGATCGGCAAACCGCCCAGGACGAATACAAGCTGCTGCAAAGCGAGCATGACGACCTCGTGAAGCAGAGTTCGGCGTTCCAGGCGCAGGGCCAAGCCGTACCGCCTGAGCTGGGTGCGCGCTACGGGCAAGTGGCCGGCGCACTGCGCCAGCACAGGGAAAAGATGCTGGCGCCGCGGCTGGCTGCGCAGCAAGCCGACGACGCCCGGTACTGGTCCGACGTGCAGGCCGGCAAGCTCGACCCGACCACCACACCGTCGGGCGAGTTGTACGCGCGCCTGTCGCGCTACACCGGCATGGTGCCCGCAGACATCGCCAAGGCGGCGCAGGGCGCGCAACTGGTACAGCAGGGCGTCGAGACGGGCAACCAGCAACTGCTCATGCAGGGCGTCAACCAGCTTGTCGCCAAAGACCTGAAGGCCGGCGTGGGCGCGGCCAGCCCCCACGGCGGCGTGATCACGCGAAAGGAACTCGTGGCCCTGGTGCCGGTGAAGGACGCCAACGGAGTCGAGCACCCCGACAAGGTGTTCCCGGTCGTGCGGACCTACGTCATGCACCCCAACGGCGCGGGCGCCGAGGACTACTACGACGCCCCGCTGACGCAGAACCGGTCCAGCGACCCGAACGACCCACCGAAGGCGCTGGATCTCGCCCACGCCTTCGACTACATGGGCAAGGTCGGCGCCATGGCCACCTTACTGCAAGACCCGACCCTGAGCGCGAAGCTCGAGCAAGGCGCCAAGGAAGTCGGTGAAAAGACCAAGGGTGAGGTCGACGCGATCACCGCGCTCGGTCGCTACCACTTGCAGGAAGCGGCCAAGGGTGCTGTCGCGCAGAAGTTGCAGGCCATCTACTCCACCCTGCCGCCCGGCGAGGAGCGTGACCGGGCCGTGGGCGTGGCCCTGGGCACGGTGGCGCCGGCCAAGGCCCCGACCGGGCTTGCCGCGACGATGGCCGCCGTCGACTCCCGCAAGGACTTGACCGACGAGGAGAAGGCCGAGCAAAAGACGCTGGCCACGCCGGGGCAGTCTGCCAAGGCGGTGGCGAAGATCCGGGCCGCAAGTGCGCTTGAGAACACGCGGCTGCGTGCCGCTGCGAAGGTGGCGGCGGCCAAGGCCACGTCTGCCGGGGTCAGTGTGCCCACGTCCAAGAACGGCGAGCCGCTGACCGGCGAAGCGTTTCTCAAGAGCCTCGACCCGGGCGACGCGATCATGGTCCGGCGGATCGTGCAGGGCACCGCCGACCCGAAGAACATCCAGGCCCGAGGCGGCGAGCGCACGAAGTTCATGCGCTGGGCCAGCCTGTACGACCCCGAGTTCAATGAGGCCGACTTCAACACCGGCAAGAACACGGAGCGTGCGTTCACGACCGGCGTCGAAGGCCGCAAGGTGCGCTCGTTCAACGTGGCGCTGGAGCACTTGGACAGCTTGAAGAAGGCCGCCGAGTCGCTGAAGAACGGCGACATGAAGAAGTTCAACGAGATCGCCAACTGGTGGGGCGACCAGACCGGCAAGCCGGCCCCGGCAACCTTCGGCGCGCTGGCCCAGATCGTCGGCGCCGAAGTCACCGGCGCGGTGGTGGCCGGTGGTGGTGGCGTGACCGAACGCCGCGAGATGGAAAAGCACTTCAGCACCAGTGCGTCGCCCGAGCAGTACCTCGGTGTGCACAACGGCCTGAAGGATCTGATGGGCGGCCAGTTGAAGGGCCTGTACCAGCAGTACACCGCAGGTCAGGGCAAGCGCAACTTCAACGACTTCCTGACCGGCGGCGGCAAGGGCGCAGCCAGCGACCTGGGCGTCAACTTCAAGGCCCCGCCACGCTGGGGCACTGCTGAGGCTTCGCGCCCGAGTGCGCAGGGCATGGGCGCGCAGCCTGCCGCGCCGGCCCCCGTGCAGACGGCTACCAACCCCAAGACGGGTGAAAAACTCATGCTGCAAAACGGACAGTGGGTGCCCTTCAAATGACGATGCCCGCACTCCCGCCCGGATTCGAGATGGACGCCCCGCCGGCCCTGCCGCCGGGGTTCGAACTCGACGCGCCCGAACCCGTCGCGTTCAAGGGCGGCAAGGCCCAGATCCCTGTCGACCCGACGCTGCAAGCCCCGGCCCGCACGGGCCTGACGCCGGTCACGCGCGAGCCCAGCCCGATCGAGAAGTTCCAGGGCGTGGTGGAGGCTGCGCGCAACACCGTGAACTCCATGATCGGGGGTGGGGTTGGCGGTGCGCTGGGGCTGATCGAGGGGCTGCTGACCTCGGCCGCCACCGGCAAGGACGTGGTGCCGGAAACGATCGCCAAGCGTTCGCAGCAAGGAACCAACTTCGTGTCGGGCGACATGGGCCGGCGCGGTGCACCCCCGGGCATGGACCTTGGCTTCAAGACCAGCGACGTCGGAGCCGAGTACACGCAGAACGTGGCTCAGGTGGGCGAGCTGATGCCCGCAGTCATCGCCGGCCCACGAGGCATGACCGGCATGGGCCTGAACCGCGCCGGCGAGGCTGTGCGCAACGCGATGCCTGCCGGCGTGCCTGTCAAGGCGCAGATGCAGGGCATGGCCCTGGGCGCCGAGCGCGTGGCCGATCGGTGGGGCGGTATCGACCCGGAGGTGACGGCTGCCAAGCAGCGCGTGCGTACCGAGGGCGTGATCGCCAAGCAGGCTGCCGAGAAGGCGCCGTCGGTCAAGGACGCGCCGGCCCAGCGCGCGATCGACGAGGCACGCGCGGCGGGCTACAGCCTGTCGCCGGAAGCCGCGAGGGCCGGCAAGACGGCGCGGTCGGCCGAGGCCGTGCTCGGGCGCAAGGAACTGGCCGACGAACTGGCCGTCAAGAATCAGGAAGTCACGAACAAGAAGGCCCGCGCCGACATCGGGTTGGACGAGGACACGCCGTCGACCCGCGAGGCGCTGGACGGTGAGATCCGCAGCGAGGGTGGCAAGTACGCCGTCGTGGCCAAGGTCGGCAAGTTCGACCACGACTCGCAGTTCAAGTCCGAGCTGGGCAACATCCTCAAGGACGCAAAGAAGGCCAACGAGTCCTACCCCGGCGTGGACGCCGGCGAAAACCGCACGGTCACGCAGATCCGGGCGCTGGACGTGGGTGAAGCCACCACCGAGTCAACAGTGGCCGCCGTGAAGGTCATGCGCGAGGAGTCGGCCAAGGCATACGCCAGGGGTGACACGTCTGACGGCAAGGCGTACCGGCGCGCGGCGCAGGCCCTGGACGACGCGATGGACCGCGCGCTGACCAAGGCGTCGGGCAACGATCCGCAGCTCGCCGGCGCGGTCGACGAGTACCGGGCGGCGCGCAAGCGCATCGCCAAGCTGTACCTCGCGCAAGACGCGCTGGACGGCATGGGCAACTTCGACGCTTCGGTCTACGGCAAGGCCGTGAAGGACAAGCCCACCGCGATCGACGGCCCGGGGCGCGAGATCGGCAACTTCCACAACAGGTTCGGTGAGAAGGGCCTGTCCAAGAAGCCCGGCAAGCTGGTCAGCAGCCCGGTGTCCGACCGCGACATGGCCTACGGCGCCGCGGCGTCGATCCGCAGCGGCAGCGCGGGCGGGCGGCTCGGTGCGCTGGGCGCTGTACTCAACGTGCGCAAGGGCGGCCGGGCGCTGCTGAAGTCCGACACGGTGCAGGAGCGCATGGCGCCCACGCCGAAGACCCCGGACCCGGACGCAGTGTTTGACCCCAACGTGCTGGCCGAGAACGTCGATGCGGCCAGCCTGCCGACGATCGTCAAGTCGGGCGGCGAGGCCGGGCAACTGAGCGCACGCCCCGCGATCATCAAGCAGCGGGAGCCGGGCATCGACCCGCTGGGTGAACCCGGCGCCCCGAACCGAGGCGTCGTGTTCGACAACGCGCCGCTGGACGAGAAGCCGCCGAGCCGGATCATCAAGTCCCGCAAGGGCGATGTCGAGCGACGTGCGCTGCAAGACGTGCCGGCGGTCGAAGGGCGCCCGGACGTGCCCGAGCAGATGAACGTGGGCGCCCCGGCCGAGGTCGGGCGCACGGCTGCCGACAACGCAGGCATGGTCAGCGACAACGCTGCGCTGGCCCGCGAGCAGCAGGGCCTGAGCATGGCGCCCGGTAAGGAAGCCCCGCCGCCGGTGGGCGAAGCGAAGGAAGTCGGCACCTACGACCCGCGCTTGGCCGAGATCGAACGCCTGCGCGCCGCGACCGAAAACCCTGCTGTGCGTGACGCACTCGCCAAGCGCGAGGCCGAGGTCAAGCGCGCCATGAAGGCCGAGGACGCAGCCCGCAAGCGCGAGGCCGACGCTGACGCGCTGGATGCTGCGGCCAAGCAGACCACAGACCCCGAGATCAAGGCCACGCTGCGGGCCGAGGCCGACAAGCTGCGTGAGAAGATCCCGACTGGCGAGACCACGGAGGGTCTCCCCGCTGACAAGGCGCCGAAGCAGGAGAAGATCCCCGTGGGCAAGGCCAAGGAGGTCGCAGCCCCGGAGCCGATCACACCGGCCCCGCGCCCGAAGCTGGCCGAGCCCGAGGTCACGGAGATCAACCCCGAGCGCGTGGAGGGCGGTGAGCCGATCCCCAAGGGCGAGGCCACCGAGGTCGAGCCTGTGCCTGTGGGGCAAGCTGACGAGCTGCTGCCGGTGGGTGAGGCTGCCGAGGTGTTACCTGTAGGTGAGGTGAGCGAGATCCTGCCTGCCGGTGACGCGATCGACGGCCCGCCGCCCATGGACCGCGTGCCGATGCCGCCGGCTCCGAAGCCTCGGATGATCGAGCGTGGGCGCACGGCTGAGCCGCCGCCGGCCGTCGAGGTCGTCGACGTGTCGCCGGCCAAGCCGAAGAAGCCCCTTGTATCGAAGACTACAAAAGCGGATACTCCCGCTGCGCCCGAAGTTGGGCGAAGCACAAGGAGTGAGCAGGTGAAAGAGCCGTGGAACATGACCCGCGAGGAAGCGGCCAAGGACTACCCGGGCGACGAATACGACAAGATGATCAACCGGGCGGCAGACCTTGGCGATCTGCCGTATGCCGAGGCGGATCTGAAATCGCGGGTCAAACTCGGGGGAGGGAAAAAGCTGTGGGCGCAGACACGTGCCGAGATCGCGGCCGATGGGAAGGGGCAGGCTAAGGATCTGACCGCCCGCCGCGTCGACGTCAACAAGTTGGTGCCGACCAAAGAGTTCGCCAAGTGGCGTATCAGGGTCGGTGCCAAGGCGGCCCAGCGCGACATCGACGGGGCGAAGCAGTACACGCAGAGCCTCCTCGACGTGCACAAAGAGCGTGTCGAGGAGGCTCTGCTCGCCGGCCACGACGTGCCGTCCGAGGTGCTGAACGACTATCCTGACCTGAAGGCCAAGTATGCAACCACGACCCCGAAAGCCCCAGCCAGTGAGCCCCGTGGCCAAGACACTCAAGCCAGGGCAGAACAACCCCGGCCCGACAGCCCTGCAACGGCCCGAACCGACGGTGGCGAAAATCTCCGCAACGAACTCCGTACGGTCGAACAAAAGATCCTGAACGCGGTTCCGCAGAAGCTCACGGCGGGCGGTGGCGACATTGAAGCTGCCGCCCGGCACCGCAACGCGCCGAAGGATCTCGTGGCCCGCCGCAAGGAGATCAAGGCCGAGCTTCGGGGTGAACCGTCCGCGCCGAAAAGCGCCGGGTGGAACCCCGGCACGACCGACCCGAAGACCATGACGGCAGGGAAGATCAACACGGAGTTGGACTTCCTCGATCGGTACATGAGCCTCAACACGGACGACTTCATCCAGGCCGGGCGCGGCAACGAACGGCCGTCGGACTACCTGAGCAAGACCGACCCGCTGTCGATGCGTGCGCGCGAACTGCGCGACCGCTACAGCGCCCTGCGTCAAGAGATCGAGGCCCGGTATGGCCCGAACGCGCCCCACCGGTTGCCACCGAAGTTCGGTCCCCGCGAACAGCCCGCGCCGCCGAAGCCGATGATCAAAGCCCAGGCCCCCGCAAGGCCAGCGCCCAAACCCATGCTCGCGCGCAAGAACTCCGAGATCCTGGCAGACCTGAACCGGCAGATCGACGCTGAGGCGCGGTACGGCGCCGGCGGGCCTGAGCGCATCACCCTCAAGTCGGGGGGTACGACCCAGACCATCAGCAACACGGCTGAGGGTGTGGCCAAGTGGCGCGCGGAAGCGGCCAAGAGCTACGGGTTCAAGGACACCAAGGCACCGAAGCCGCCCAGCGGGCGAGACACCGCAGCGAAGCTGTTGGGGCCGGAACCAAAGCCGACGATCTCAGTCGGCAAACGCGCTCCCAAGACCGTGGTGCAGGACTTCGTGGCCGATGGCGACTTCGAGAACGCCCAGGCCCTGGCCGAGCACTACGGGCTCGACATCAAGGCGGGCATGGACAAGAAGCAGAAGCAGGCGTACCAAGACTGGCTTGATAGCCGCGACCTGCACTGACACTCGTCAACTTAAGCCGAGTCTGCGAAAATGCACACAGCCCATGACGCAGGACCGACCATGATCCACCACCCGCCGGCCACTTGGTACGAGATTCTCGTCGTGAACCTGCTGGCCTTCGGGTCATGGCTGGGCGGGGGCGCCCCACCGATCGCGGTGCTGGCCAGCACGGCGGCGTTCGTGCTGGCGGTCTACAGGCTGTATGTTGACCTGAAGAACAACGCCCGAAGGCGGGAAATGCAGGGGCTTCCCGAGCCTGCTTACCTGCGCAAGCTGGCCGCTGCCATGGAGCGCGTGCGCGGCACGACCCGACCCGGTGACCTATGAAGCAGCGCATGCAATCCGTCCTGGCGATCGTGATCGTGGTCGGGTTCTTCGCGTGCGTGGCCTACCTCATACGCTACGGCAAGCCTGAGAACTCGAGCGACGCCATGCTGTTGATGCTCGGGTCGCTGAGTGGTGCGTTCGGTGCCACGGTGTCCTACTTCTTCGGGACCACCGCCAACTCGGCCCGGAAGACCGAACTGCTGGCCGCTGCCCCACCTGTCGATACCCAAGTATCCGGCAACGGGCAGCAGCCGTCTGTGCGCTAGACCCCCTTGGTCCACTCCGCGAGCCACAGGTCGTCGTAGGGCTGCGGCACCCAGCCTGCGAACCAGGGTCCGCCCAGGGTCCAGTGCACGATGCCCTCGGTCTTGACGGTCGGATGCACACCGACGAGTTGGTTCCAGCGCCACGGCAGCATGCCGATCTCGTCGTCTGCCAGCCAGTAGAAGTTGTGCAGGTCGCGCCCCGGCCGGTTGTTCACGTCCCAGAGGCTCAGGCGCTGGTTGGCCGGGTGGTCGCAGTTGAACAGCATGACCGAGGACCAGTTCTTGCGGGGGTACTGGGTCTGGGCCATGCCCATCATCTTCGACGGCTCGGAACCGTGGTGGAAGTGCTGCACGCAGTAGACCGCGCTGTCGCCGTTCACGGTGTCGAGCATGGCCCGCGGGTCTTCGTAGAACACCATGTCGCAGTCGACGAACAGCGCCCAGCCGCGCTGTGCCAGGATCGGGGTCAGGAACCGCGAGTTGGAGAACTGGGTGCTGACCGGGGCCTGCGAGGCAAAGTCATACTTCTGGCCGCGCCAGTCCTCGGCGCGGGTGTACAGGCCGGCTGCCCGCAGCTTGTCCTGCACGAGCATGACGGGCTCGATCTCGCCGTTGGTGACGCGGCGCAGGCTGGCTGCGCACACCAGGGCGGCTTCGTGCTCTGCCGGGTCGTAGCCGAGCCACACGGTCATATGCTTCATTTATTTCTCCAGACAAGTGAATATATCAGCGAAACTTTGACGCCGTAGTCGTCCGCAATCGGCTGCGCCTTTTCCCCGGAGCGGATTCTGCCCAACACCTTTGGAACGTCGGAAAGTTTTATTTTGCGGCGGTTGTCGAATATCTCAGGGGTCGTTTTGTATTTCAATCCCCTCGGCCTATTCCTCGTGATCCCGAGCCGTCGGCCTTTGGCCACAGAGTCGGCGATATTGTCGACGTTCGTTCCAAGGCTCAGGTGGTATGGGTTTACGCAGGGCCGGGTATCACAGGAATGCAATACGTGCATGCCGTCCGGTATCGGGCCGACGAACGCCTGAAACGAAACACGGTGGGCAGAGTATGTTTTCTTGCGCTTCCGCAGGCAGCCGTAGCCTACCGTCGTTGCGGCGGTCCAAACCCAGCACCCTGAAAACGGTATGCGAACCGTCGTCGCCTCGATCTTTCGGCGAAAGTATTCGAGGTCAGTTTCCGCCCAGTTCATGTCAGAAGTCCTGTTGCTTGGATGAAGGTTGCCGCGACTTGCGGGACGATGGCGTTGCCCGCGCCTTTCAGTACAGCAAGTCGGTGTTGTTTTGCTCGCTTGAGACTTGCGCCATCAAGCCCTGCCACGCTTGCCAGTGCGCCCACCCCGGGGCCGCCTGCTGCCAGGCCGAGGGGTAGCCCATGAGCCAGAGGCTGAAGGCCGGGTTGAGTTGGCCGGTGCCGGCCGTCACGGCAGTAGATCCAGCCGCTCCCGGCAGCCGGTCGTTCCCCTGCGCCGGCCCGCCGTTCGGCCCATCCTGCGTGCAGGGGGTCGGCCAGCCTGTCAGGCTCACTTCCTTGCGCAGTTCCGCCCGACGATCCCCCTCCACCGGGTCGTAGGGGTTGCCTCGGCCATCCGCTACCTTGGGCGTTGACCACCCCTTCAAGTTCGCCGTTGAGTCGTGCGGCCAGCGATCCTGTGGGTCGGTCAGCCTCGCAGCCCCCGACAGCTTGAGCATGATCTGCTTGTCCTTGCCATAGGTATGCGTGCTGCCCGTTTCGTCGTTCGCCACTGGCGTGGGCCAGCCTGTCAGGAACGCTGTGCGCGGCAGATCCCTCGGGTTCGTTCCGTCCCCGCCGCTGTTGCGCAGATCGCGCACCACTGGCGTCGGCCAGGCCGACACCACACCAGTAGAGCCGCTGCCTGATGTGCGGGGCGCCGACGCCCGCAGCGCACAAATCCGCAGCCCCGAAGGCGTAGCCCGCTCCTTCCAGGTCAGCGTGTACAAGGTCGAGCCAGCCGAGGCCGTCCTTGCTTGCAACCTGTTCGCCAAAGACGACTGGAGGCTCGCACTGCTCGATGAGGTGGAAGAAGGCCGGCCATAGGTGCCGCTCGTCATCCATCCCTCCTCCTTTGCCTGCCGCGCTGAAAGGTTGGCAGGGCATCGAACCAGTCCACACAGGTCGCTCGTCAGGCCATCCGGCGAGACGCAGTGCGTGCGGCCATCCACCAATTCCATTACACACATGGACTTGCGTGAATTTGCGCAGGTCGTTTGGGTGGACATCCCACAGGTCTCCCTCATAAACCTCCCCTTCAGGAAGTAATTTCTGCGCAATGAGTTCTCTCGTCCACGCACAGGCTTGTTTGTCGAAATCCAGATACAGAGAGTTTTTCACGGATGGTGGTGTTTATAGTGACAGCCTTGGCACAACCACCGGACAGAGAGTGGCTTGTCGTAGTCGTCGTGGTGGGCCTGAACAAGGCGACGCCCGTCCTCGGCAACGCCGGAAAAGCCGCACGATTCGCACGGCGCAGGGGTTAACTTCCCCCTACTAACTGCTTTTGAAACTGCTAATCGGGCGAGGATCTGCTTCGGGGAGTATCCGTTTCCATGGGTGAAGAAAATGTTATCCGCCCCAAACCTCGCTTGCGGGCGAAAAACAACTCCGCGCCTACGAAGTATCTTGTGCATGGCTTGGCGAGTCACCCCATAGCAAGCCGCGACCTCTGCGATGGACGAACCTTCGCTGTACATCAGAACGGCAAGGTCGAAGTCTTTTCTTGGGGCGGGCATCTGGCACACGAATGGTTTACAGTGTGCCAACTATACCCTAGTTCACCCCGGCACCATGATGTAGTCGCCCGAGACCTCGACCGCCACCACGTAGCCCATGGCCTTGAGGTACTTGACCGCACCTTGCGGCTCGAGATCGAAGCGCGCGGCGAAGTCGCGCTTTTGCTCGACCATGATCACCGGCTTGCAGGTCACGAGCAGGTGCTCGGCGCCGCGCAGCACGTTCTCCTCGAAGCCCTCGCAGTCCAGCTTCATGTAGTCCACGTCATCCAGCCCGAGGCTGTCGAGCGTGATCATCGGGATGTCGCCCTTGCCGCCGACGGTGGTGTTGCCGGAGCTGCCGACCTCGGTGTTCATGCTCACGCTGCCGGGCGCCTTGCCCAGAGCCACGGGGTGCAGGGTGATGTTCGTCAGCCCGGCGGTGTTGGCCTCGAAGCACTTGCGGTGCAGGGCCACCGGCTCGAAGCTGTGCACCTGCTTGAAGGCGTGGGCCATGTTGAACGTGTGAAATCCTACATGGGAGCCCACGTCTACAGCGGTGCGGAACTGCTTGACGTAGGACAGGGCCTTGCGCTGCTTCTTGAGTTGGTAGCCCTGGCGGCCGTTCATCCGGTCCCCGACGTTCTTCGGGTTGGCCATCCACTTCTGGAGGTGTTGCTCGTGGGCCGGCAGGTGCCAGCCGTAATGAATAGCGGTGTCTTTCAAAGCAGTTCCTTCAAGTTGCTGACGATCTCGTCAGGTGTGATCCGCGCCATCGCCTTCTGGCAATGAACGCAGTTGGTTCGCATCCCGCACCCCAGGCCGGTGCCGGTGAACAGGTTCTTGTGCATCTTGTAGCCCGTGCTCTCGGGCGAGATGAATCCGCCGTAGGCCACCACCGCCCGCACGCCGACGGCGGCAGCCGCGTGCATCAGGCCACCCTCGCCGCTCACCAGCGCACGGCTGCCGGCCAGGACCGCGGCGGCGTGCCGAAAGCTCGGGGTCACGACGTGCTTGACGTTGGGCTCCATCAGCCACGGCAGGTCTCCGGCGCCACACTGCACGAACTGAGTCTCCGGCATGGACCTGACGACCTCAAGCCAGCGCAGGAAGGGGTATCGTTTGTTGTCGTGCCCAATGTTTTTACAATGGGGCTCGATCATCACGCGCCCGGCGTGCGGTGCGGCGAACGCGGTCTCGGTCGGGGTGAAGCGGATCTCGGCCGGGTGCGGCGAGTACCGCTTCCAGACCCACTTTTCTGGGGTCTTGGCCTCGATATATGGCCTTTGCCCCGCCCCGTGGACGATTACCTCGCAGCCGGCCGTCGGACGACGAACGAGATAGGGAATATTGTCCCACACATCGAACCATTGAGGTTTGTGATCCCGTCGCTGGATGAATATCTTCGACCCGGTTTTCTTGTGTATGTGCCGGGCGTCCCCGGCAGCGATCAACGCATCCCCGATACCCACTTTATCGGCCCTCCAGATACGCCCAGGAACCACCCTGCCGAATATCTCGGATATGCCTAGCGCACACCCCGTACAGCGGGGCTATCTTCGGGGACGATAGGGAACTGGCAAGAATCTCCCGAACCTGTTCCGCCGTGAGCTTCGCAGCCCCACACTTTTCCCCTCGGGGATCGGTACCGTGCAGCACCTTGTCTGCGGAGTTGCCCGCCGGGGTGTCGTAGCGGAGGTTGTTCGCTGCGCAGTTCAACGGCTTTCCGTCGCGGTGGCAGACGTGCATACCCTCCGGTCGGGGGCCGATGAAAACCAGCGCCACGAGAACGTGCACCTTTTTTGCGGCGTAGTCGTTGTCTTTCCACAAGGTGACTATCGGGTATCCGTGGCTGTCCGGGCTCGCCTTGAGCACCTTGCCCCTGTGGGTGAACTTGACTCCATGGCGGCGAACGAAAACCCTACTCTCGCTGCGGACCCTGCCGAGCGTGCTTATTGAGTACAAGCCTTCGTAGCCGGGTATCGGTACCCAGATTTCTTCCACATCAGCCCCCTCGGGTCAGCCACAGCAAACCCCAGATCACGGCCCACGTCACGACGGCCAGGAAGACTCCGGCGGGGCTCAT